CCACAAACTTACCTAAACTATCATCACCTTTTGTCAAGTATTCAATACCTGTTTGTACGGTTCCTCCCACTTGTACTTTATTAGTATATACTGGAAGTTTTTGTTCTAATTTATCATACTCTCTGTCTTGTCTACCTTGTGATGCAGAAGCTGGTTCAAATTTAGTCCTGATAGCTTTAGCTTTATTATCTATCATATCAGTCATTCTTTCCTTTAAATATTCTCTGGCTACATCACTTTGTTTATCCCATCTTTCTCCTTCTATAATTGTAGGCTGATTATTATTAGAATAATTAATATGAATAGCGTTTGGATTGGTGTCGTTTAAATCAGTAGTAGTGTAGTAACCACCTTTAGTGTCGACCAGAACACTGGCAACATCTAAATTTTTAACCATCATACCATCTACATATTTATCTAAACTTGCAGTAGCAGTTTCAGTAAAAATAGTAGCATCATCTATTGTTCCTGTTGATTCTATTGTAGTACCTAAAGAATCTACTATACCTTTTTGTATGAGTCCAACATTATAAATGTCTTGCCTAAAATTCATACGATTATTCATACCAGAAAAAGGTATATGTTTAGACGGATCAGTTGGTATAGAACCATCCTCATTAGGCCTTACTAAAGATATTTCTCCTGACTGTGGGTTTACATATTCAACTAAACCTTTTAAATTACCAAATGCCAAAGCACCTTCAGCAAAGTCTTGTTCAATTTTTGAAGAACCTAAATAATTTTTTGAAGGATCAGCAGCAATTCTTGCTTGGTAATCTTGATAAGATTTATCATAGTTTTTTGCAGCTTTTGAAAAGTCAGCAAAGTTACCTGATATTCTATCCATAGCTTTGGTATACTCTGACTGTGATATTAAACCATTTTTAAACATTTGATTTTGTGTTCTCAAATATTCTTGTGCTGAACCTGATGCGTCTATAACTAAAGAGTTTAATGTAGGGTTGTCGTATTGCTCTAAATCTCTAAGTTTACGAGTGTTTTCATAAGTTTTATCTTCAAACTCAGCTCTTTTTTCTTCTCTATCTTTTTTTATCTTTGTAAGTTGAGCAGTTAAGCCAGAAGTTACCGCACCCCAATCTATAGTAGACTTTTGTAAATCTTCAGGTACAAATGTGTTAAAGTTTAAGTTAGGTCTTGCCATAATATTAAAGTCTTATTCCATATTTTTTTAGTAAATCATCATAGCTTTGCTGAGGAACTAATCCTGGCATATAACCTTGCATGCCGACATCTGGACTAAGTTGTAGTTGTGGCCTTAAAGAACCACCAGCAGCTACTACCTGATCATTTATATTTTGTTGCATAGGAGAAACAATTCCAGTATTAAAACCCATATCCGCAATATTTTCCTTCATCAACTCAGGTGTTAGTTCACTCAGAGGAGCACTTGGCTCAACATAATCTGGATTTGGAATATAATCCAATCTTCCTGGTCCTGCTGGGATGTACCTCGCTGTCTTATTTAAAGGTTTTGATTTCATAAGTTTTACGGGAAGTTCTACATTCATATCTATAGGATCTACTTTCATATCAGTAGATACATCAATTGCTTTAACACCTACATCAGCTATACGACTACCGTCTGTATTAAAAATTATATTTTGATATTTAGTAGGATCAAGAATATATTGTTCTTTTGAAACTCCTGCTTTAGTTAATAAACCTTTGTTTTTTTCAAAAACTTTTCCTGCTTGTCTTGCTTCTCTACTTTTAGCATATAAAGGTGCGTTTTCAGCAACTGAAGTCAAAGCACTTCCTAAAGCCTGTATACCACTCATGGTAGCTGAAGCAACACCCGCTCTTGTTTGTGCATCTCTTGCGGCTGCATCTTGCATCTGTGCTACATCCATTGCTAATAACTGTTGATTAATAGCTGACTCTTCTTCAATCTGTGCCTCTTCGATTTCATCCTGTCTTTGCATTTTAGATAAACGAATAGCTTCAGCTGTTTGTGCTTGACTGGCTCCTATTCTTCCTGCTAAAGCAGCTACCTCTCGTGGTCCCGCTTCTTGTGCTGCATTAATTAAATCTGTACTTACTTGTAAATTTTGTTCTATTTGTTCTTGGTAAACATCTTGGTTTAGACTTAATTCGTCTGTAAATTTAATTTCAGCTCTTTTTCTTAACTCAGCCATTTGTGCTGCAGCTAATCTATTAGCCTCTCTATTATCAGCTGCTAATTTTCTTGCTTGAGCAAAACTTAAACCTGCTCCAGCTAATCCTAAGCCTACTGTTACTGCTGTTGCTGCTCCCATATTATAATTTTTTTATCATTTCAGTTGCGTTTGAATCTCCTTCTGTGTATCCTAATTCTTTATATAACTTTATCAAAGACTGGCTTTTTAAAAGTGAATATATATATTTTTTTTCTAATCCTTCTGCCAATGATGTTATTGTTTGTATTAACATCAATAAAGATTGTTTTCTAATTTTTTTATCTTTAAAATTAAAATCAGATACAATCCACTCTAATAATACCACGTTAGAGTTAGTTACATACATATATCCAGCACAAATAGGTTTATCTTTATAGTAAACCATATACCCCGTTGGAGGTAAAAAATCTTTTGCTGGAGGTACCCATCTCCAATCTTTCCACCACTTACAAAGTATCTCATCATAATCTTTATCTGTAAGCAGTTGAATATTAAAACTCATACATACAAAGATAATAAAATCTATGGATAACTTTGCATGATGCTACTCCCTACAGAAAACAATTCAACTGGCGTAGTTACCGTTGTAGGAAGGGTTATTTCAAACTGCATAAAGTATCCTCTTGCACCGTTAGACTCAGCAACTGGATTTTTATAAAAGAAAATAAAATTTCCAACAGTCGGATTAGGTGTAGCTCCATCATAATTTATAATTAATTTATTTTTGTTAACCGATGCAACTGTTCCTAACAATACATTACTTGAACCAGCTTGTTCAAATACAGAATCTCCATAACTAATAATACTACCTATGTTTACTGTTGCATCAAATTCTAATTGATACTCTCCTAATGCTGGAGGTACAGGTGGTTGAATGTCTTGTGAGTCAACTAAGTTTGCAATACCATTAGCAGATCTTAATTTAAAATCAAGTGTTGTTTCTTTGTTTCTTATATAACTAAACCACTCTCCTTCTTTTTGTTCAAAAAATGTATCTAACATAGAACCAGTGCTTAAGTCTGTAAATAAGCTTTTTACTTCCCATGCCGCATTACTTTCAAAAGACATTGTCTTAAACAGCTTTATGACCAGAGGTTTAGTATTAAATACACCTGTAATAGATGACTCATACTGTACACCGTAATAATTATTTCTTAGTGTATTGGTATTGTGACGATATAAATTACCACCGTCAAAACTATAGAAATAACTATTCATGCCTTTCATAAACTCAGGTATGTAAGAATAAAATGAAGGCCATCCTTTTGAACCTTCGCTATATGATAATGTTTCGTTTTGTTTAGACATAATTAACTACAGTTTTCACAAGGTCCTAATACTTTAGTTGATGCGTTCCAAAATCTTTTTTGAGATTGATAAGCATAATATCCAGATACCGCATAAATTGTTAAGTCTGCATCTTGAAATATTGCTGTTGCAGTACAAAAATATGGGCTATCAAAAAATATTGTTAAATTACTTGGCATATTAAGAACAGTTTACGATTAATGATTCAGTACAAATACCGCTTTGTACTCTTATAACTTGATTAGAAGGTGACACTAACTGATCGGTTACCCAATAATATCCATCAGGCCAAAATTCATTTGTTGGCGAACAAGTTGGATATCTATAACAAATGGAACCCACCACAGGTGTAGCTTGTATTCCACTATGGCCACCAGCTGTAAATGTACCACCCATTGTAGGATCATTTCCTTGTAAGCATGCATCTAAGGCATTTGATTGTGGAACAACAGTCGTTATATATGGAGTACAAACACCAGTGCATTGACATACTTGAGTAGAAGAAAGATCAAAGCAACCGTTTACAGAACTTCTTTCTCTCATGTCATATACTAATACCAATTGCTCTAAACCTCTTCTGGTTATAGTATACGCTTCATTAGGGTTTACAATTGTTGCTGGTCCTGTACTATCACTTGTTACTAATTGAGTTGCTGACACACTACTAATAGTTCCCGTTACTCCAGAGGCTGATTCTACAAGATCTCCTACATCTATTTGTAAGTTTATAAAATTAACTGTTGTGTCTAAAATAATCGTTGCAGGTGCTCCTGGACTATTTGTTCCTGAAAAAGTTGATCCTGACAACTTTATATCTGTTGCTGTACCTACAGCTTTGTCTGGTGTTGGAAAGGTAATTGTTAATGGAGTTAAATTTGTTAAATCAGCTAAAATAGTATTACATCCATTTATAAACGTTTTTTGCGTGTATGCATATAATTTATTTGAGTTTATATCAAAACCTACAGTGTCAGTTTGTTTTTTGTCAATAAACATTTTAACTGTTGTACCACCATAAGGTATTAAACCAGAAGATGCAATACCTGAGTTTACTTGAGTTTCTAAAATACCCAGAGCTGCTAAACACTGTCTTTGAGATGGATATATGTTTATAGCCTGGTCTTCAGTTATTGGACTGTCAAATGCACCATCAGTCCAGCTGTAACCATAATGAAAAGTTTCTCCATTTCTCTTTCTTGGATTTGATGTTAAAACAAATTGAGTTACTTGGGTAATTGCTTTAGACTCTATACACAACGGAGTTATAGTGTAAGTACATTCTTGTTGTGGTGATATAATAACATCCGCAAAAGTTGGGTAAACAGAATTTTTATTAATATTAACATTAGAAGTACCCGTTAAATTTGTAAAAGATGTAGAGGTTCCATTATATATTATATCGATATCTAATTTATCAGTAGCAAGTCCATCTATTTTGTATGCAACCTTAAATTGTCCTATTAAAGCACCTATTTCTACTCTTAACGTAAAAACACTTGCATCTTTTTTAGTTACCGATCTTCCACAAGATAATACACTTGGTGGTGTAGGTACAGGAGTGGTATTAGAAGATAAAACATACTCATCCATATACGGATCATATCCTCCTAACTTTTGTGTAGTTAATTGTGTTATAAATTTATCTCTAAAATAAGAACGCATTCCTGTATCAGACACTACATTTAACACATCATTTTGTGCTGAACCTCCTGATAATTGTAAAACAGCTGCTCGTTTAGAATCTGTAAAATACATGTTTCTTCCCCAACTCACAAAACTTTCTGGATTAAAACTAATACCGTATTCTTCTTTTCTTGCTATTTGTTTTCCTAAAACTTCAGGCACAGAAACTATTGCACCACCACCAACTGAATCAGAAATTAAATTTTTACCTAATAAAACGTAAGATATTCTGTCTTCTTGTAAAACCAATAAATCAGTTTCACGTGAGTGTAGTTTCATAACAGGACCAAAATTATTTTCTAAATCTTTAAAGTTTACTAAACCTAAATTAAATTCGTTACTATTATTTACTCCAGATGATTTATAATATATTCCACTATATGTTATACTGGCACTTCTTTCTATTTCAGAATAAGGTTCTGTAGATAAAGCTGTAGTCCTTTGTCCTAAAACTAAACTTTTTCCTGTAGCTGAATCATCAATTTTATAACTTTCAGCACCATTAAAAAAAGTATAACAGTTGAAATGTGGTAATTGAACAATAGCTGGTATATTAGTGTCAATAACTTGGTCTTGAATAGGTCCTTTATGTGATAAATCACCATTAATATCTAAATCAATATCATATAGTTCTGACGAGTCATAAAATAAATTATCATCTGAGTCAGGAGGCATTGTTTCAAATATAATTAAATTATCCTGTCCATAAAATTCTATTTCCATATCAACGTGAGATGGCCTTCTATCAATTTCAGAACCTCCTGCTTTTACTCTTGCTTTTAACATTAAATAAAACTTTTTTTCATTATCTTGTGGATTAACGTTTTCTAAAAAAGCATAGTTTATTTGATTTTTTTGTATTGAACCCACTGTTTGTGGTTCTCTTAAAGTAGATGATGAAGAAGAGTAAAAACTCATTGCCTGTAAATTAACAGTTTGTCCTACAATAGTAGGAGGTGCAGATTGAACTGGAGGTAATTTAATTTCTAACTGCCCTTTATTTACAGAACCACCCGAGTATGAAGCAATATTTTCTCCTTCCCACCAATGACAAAATGAAGGGTAATTTTGTGGAGAAACAAATTCTTGTGACCACCTCCAATCTACACTTGGATCACTACTTCCAATAAACGGATCCCACTTAGACCTCCATACTCTAAAATTTATTTTTATTCTTGCACCTTGTGGAACAGGAAGTAACTCGTATTGATTTGTAGTAAGATTTAATTTTTGAGGAATAGGATAAAAAACACGAGGACCATTCAAAGCACTTGCGGTATTAGCACTGTAATCAGGTGATTGTTCTAATCCTGCTGTAGGGTTTTTACCAAAATTTACTGTATCAGTTTCTTTAACTTCTGCTGTAAAATTATTCGGCTTCATTGACATATATAAACCAGCTAAACTTCCATCAATTAATTCATCTGCTGCATATGCCTGAACCGCAAGTACAGATGTCAAAGTAACTTTATCTAAAGCTCCTGTATCATCAGCCTTAACTATTAACTGATCACCTTCTTTTACTATTTGCCTGTCTTCTCCTTCTAATGCAAACCAAACTATCGAAGTGTCATTTGGATCTGGATAAAATCTTCTACAATAAATTGTTTCATAAGTTGCACGTGATGGCTTTACAACAAATTTATATCTTTTAGCCCAATGCGGTGGTTTATTATCAATTGATACACTAATTTTGTTTGTTGTTATTGAGTTTTCAGCTGGTATATATATTGTGTTTGATGTACAAACTAATGGTGTTGTTGCTCTTCCATATTCATCTAAATAGACAATACCCGTTTCATAATCTCTATTACTGTGTAATGATTGTGAAAACAAAGGTCTTTCTAAAAATCCAGGTAATGGAAACTCTGGAGTTAATGTGTATGACGCATTATTAGGTTCGTATGGATTAGCTGTATTAGTCTCAGAATTTATTAAAACATATCTAAAATAATTATAAATAGCACTTACAGTAAATGGAAAATTAACAGGCCTAAAAGCAACTGCAGGAAAAGCTATACGAAAACAATCAGCGTTACCTGTTCCACCTATTTGTTTTTTTATTGCTCCTGAATAAAAAACAGCTTGTTTGTTTACAAAACTATCGAAACTAAAAAAGTCATATATATAATCATCAGCAAACCCATTTGCTACTTGTGCAAATTCAACTTTTTCAAGCATTATTGTATTAAACTGATCAAACAAAGTATTACGAGTGGATGACGTTGCAATAGCTGTATTTACATTTAAATCACAACCAACTGCGTCTCTAAAAGACTGATGATTCAACATGTCGGCAACTGAATCAAACTGTTGTACAGCTGTATAGCTTAATGTAACAGATAATGGATCAACAGCATTACCAAGAGGATAAACATCAGTTAATGCAGTAGTGGTTGTAGACGAAGTTGCAAAACCAACTGTTTCGTATGAATAAAACTTTATTGGAAAGTCAAATGTAATTCCTGCCTGAATTGGTAACTCAACACCTTCTAATGAAAATACAATAGAATTAAATGGACTACTTGAAGTAAAAGGTGTTCCAAAAAGAGGACCATTGATTGTGTAATTTATTGACACATTGTTGCCTAAACCATCTAATAAAGTAAAAGGTTGTCCTAATACTCCTGTAGACACAGGATTTGTTGATAAGGTAGTAGTAAAGTCAATAGGGATAGGTTGGCCATTATCTGTTGTTATATCATATCCTTCAGTATAATTACCTAACATTAATCTATTACCCTGAACTGTTAATGCTTTTGCTAATTTTGGAACATTATCAAACTGTCTTAATAATTCATCTGATCCTAAAGTGCCATAGACTTTATTTGCAATAAATTCAAATGTTTTAATATCATTATTACCCCACCCTAACTCGTCTTTTTTAAATGTTTCTATAACATAAATAACATTTGAGGTAGAGTCTTTATATAGCAATTCAATTTCTTTGACTGTTTCTGGTCCTGTACTATATTGTATTTGCACACCATTTGCTTTATTTTGCATTCCTTCATTTATCATTGTTACGGGTGCAACATTAAATTTATCTGGAACAAATGATGCTAATGAAAATAATGAACAAGCACTATATTGTTTGTCTTGATACCTGTATCTGTATGCAAAAGATAAAAATCTATCGGTTAAATAATTTTCTTCTTCAGTTGGAGTTGTAAATAATGAAACAACTGGTGCTGCTAAATCATAAATAGTTGCACCTGTTGATGAAATATATTGATGAAATCCTGGAGGCTTAACAATTAAACTTATATCAGTTTCTTTTATTTGGTCTACACCAGAGACAGGAAAGGGATAATCTCTGTTTATGTTTATGCAACGTGGAGGATTTATATTGTCTGTAAAAAATAACAAATCTTCTACTAAATCAACGCCAGTTATTAAAAATGACGGGTTAAAGTTTAATACACTCGTGCTAATAACATGATAATTAGTAACTTCAGATACAGTATTAAATGAGACAATAAGACAAACAGTAGTACCGTTAGGGTTTGCGTCATGTATAAACCAATACATGGTTTCATTTATAGCATCGGCAAAAGCTCCTAAACAAGTTGCATTTGCAGACAAAGGATTTCCATCATATTCAAGTGTTGTTAGCTTGGTGTTACCTTTAGAGTTTTCTACTGCACCAATATCAGTGGTTTCAGTTGATCCTAACCTAACATTCAGTGCATTTTTATATTCTCCAGGTGGGATTAAGCGTTCATCAACGCTCTTATTCATTCGTCCCGCTATAAAATTAGTGTTAATATCCATTTTATTTCAACCATTTGTCCTTACCTCTCATACTCATTAGTAATCGTCCTGGCTGGATATTACTTAATCTAATTTTTGCGTTTCTTAATAATGATGACTTATCTTTTCTTGCTCTATTTACAACATATTCTTGTACACCTAATTTATTGTTTAAAATAGAATATCTTATATAAGCATATAAATATTCTTCGAACATTTTATTTACACTTATCTTGTCATTATCACCATTTTCCATACCATCAGATATATACTCCATAACTACTGATGAGTTTGCCATATCTGAACTAAAATAAATAGCACCCGTTTGTCTATCAATTGTAAAAGTTGGGTTGATGTTTGCTGTCTCAGTATTTAAACCAAATCTATCTCCTATTGCAAAATTAAAGTAATATTCTCCATCACAACATAATCCCATTTGCCCATTATATGGTCCTGGTCCTAAGTATAATTTTGACATACCACCTTTAATTCTGCTTAAGTCTACCTCTGAATTAGCAGGACTAACTGCGTTTCCTTCTGCATCAAAAATTATTTCATCGTTGGCATCTTGTAAATATGACTGAGCAAACATTGTTTGTATGTTTTCAACCAAAGGAAATAAAACACCATCCATATATTTTGAAATTCTAACGTAGTTTACATAGTCTGGTGGTAAAATAAACCTTATTTCTTCATCTACATTAAGTTGAAGAATTTTTATTTGCTTCATTGCATCGTAATTCAATTCTTGAATACCACGTTTAGCATGAAACAATACTTGATATCTTTCTATGTTATTGATTATTTCATTGTTACCTTGATACATTAACATAAAATTAGATACAATATCATTTAAAGTTACATATTGATATGAACCCCAATTTTTATCCGTTGGGCTTACTCCGTTATTTTCGTAATATTTATAATTTGAAATGTATCCCATATCTTATTGCTGTGTTTGTGTTTCTTGTAAATCTTCTTGTGTACCAAATTGATACACATCTTTTTCTCTAATCTCTATTCCTACATACTGACATATTCTGGCTATCAGACCGTTTCTATCTGAATCAGGTAATTCAAAATCTTGATATCCACTTAATGATTGGTTAAATAAAGGTTCTCCGCCTGACAGTTGACTATAAGTCCAGTTAGGTGCTTTTGGATATCTTACATATTGAGTTTTAATTTGACCAGCTTGTCTAATACTTGTTGGATAAACAGTTATCACATTACCTCCCAACACATACGCAGGATATTGATTAGATGGTGCAGTCAAAGTAGAGCTTGTTAAATAAAATATTTTGTTTTGACTAACCCTTTCTACTTCGGTTATGTTAGTGTTATCATAAATAGAATAGTTTTCACCACCTAAAGCTACATTAAATATAGAGTCCGATATACTTAATACGTTAGTAGAATCTACAGCTGTAACAAAAGCCTGTCCTAAAGTTGTTGAGTCAGTATTAATTACAATACTATTTGTCGGAGGAAACTGTGGTATATTAAAACCCCCAGCTACAACAAAAGGTGTCCCTGTAGAATCTAATTTTTTAGCTAAACCACCTATTTGCGTAGTACCACTTGCCAATAATGTTGGGTAATAAAATATTTTATTTATTAAGTAATAGTCTGCTGGTAAGTTAAAAGTGTTTTCATTTACTTGAGTTAAAAAAACCTCTTCAGAAAAAGAGTCAATAACTTCTACTAAACCTTTAACAATATCAGCATATCCTGTACCTGACTGTCTAACATTTTCTTTATTAATAAACTGATTATACTGATAAAAATAATCTTCAAATATATCTAACTGTGCTTGTTGAGCATATAAATTAAAATCTTGAGGAGACAAGTAACCATAATTATTTTTATTAATTACAGCTAAAACAGTGTTCCTTATTTCGTTAATCATGGCCATAGAAAATGTAATTTTATCTTTTACAAATATAGCAAAAAAAAAGAGGTTACTTTTTTTGTAACCTCTTCTTAATATAGTGTCTAAGTGTTAACCTATAGTCACGCTTTCAACAACCACTTGAGAGCCATTAAAGATTGGCATCAATGGTCGAACTACCGCAGGACCAGGAGGTTCTGGTAAATTAATACCAACAGCTCCACGAACTAAAGCAGATTCTATAGCCGCAGCTACAGCTCTACCTGTCCCTTGATCTGAGTGAGTGATGGTTACTACATCAGCAGATGTATTTACAACGTTTAAGAACATCTTAGTCGTAGTTGCATCAACTTTATCTACCGCTACAACATTATCTATCAAATATAATTTGTTAGAATTTGAAGATTGATCAAAAATAGAATAAGTATCTCCATCACCAAACATTGCTCCTTGTGATGTTTTTATTCTAAAATTATCAATAATACCTCCACTTAATATTGTACCCGTTACGTTGTCAGATGTGTTTTCAACTACATCGTCTATAGTAACAGAAGATAAGAAAGTTGCAGTAGGATCATAAACCTCAGTTGCTAATGGTTCAATTGTAAAATTATCATCAAACGCTCCAGCTGCTGCAAAAATATCTGCAGTTAAAGTTAATGATGTTTCATTAATTAAAGCTGCAACAGTAGTTTGTGTTGTTGCTGTAGTGTTTTTAACAATATCACCAACTCTTACTTTACGTGCTGTAAATGTAGCACTTGAAGCATTTAACTGTTTAGGCTTTCTTATATTATAAGTTTCACCACCAGCTGGAAGCAATGCTGTAGTACACGTAATTTGAGTTTCTGAGTCTACACTTAAAACCGCACCAACTGCTGAAGTTCCATTGTAAACTATGTCATTTGCAGCAATTCCATCTGTTACAAATGTTGCACTTGAGTCAGTCAATCTTGCTGGAATACTTGCGTTGTCTACCGTAGAAACAGTAAAAGTACAGTTTGTACCACCTGCTCCGTTTATCGTTAAAGTATCAGAACCTGCATAACCTGTACCAGCTGCATTTACAGTAATAGTAGTAACATTTCCAGCACCACTAACTACTACGTCAACTGTACAGTCGTTATTTCCACCTCCAGTAGTTGCAACACCAGTAGTCGTTCCAGGAGTATACCCTGTGTTAGTACCACCAGGTCCACTAATAGTAGCTACATTTCCTTGTGATGCATTTGTACCAGATGCAAGAGTTGTTGACGCTGTTGAATTTATTACCAAGTCCATAGTGCCTGAAGCTGCTACGGAGTTTATTGGTATTTCTAAATATTTAGCTGTCATATTATAATTGTTTTAAATATTAATTAAAAACTATAGTATCTATAGTCACTTGTACAGGAGATGTACCACCAGTTGCTGCAGGAAAACCTGCTCTTGGAGAAGGTACAACAACATCATATAATGGGCTTGTCCATCCTGTTGATAATGCATCAGCTACTGAGTCTTGTATTAACATTCTCATGTTTCTACACTGGTCTACGTTTCCACCAACAAACGTCTGTGCATTTTCTGCACCAGAAGCGTCAGCAAAACTTGGTAAAGCTGTGTGTGTTATTGTACACACATCAAAGCCAGAGTCACTGTTTGAGTATTTGATTACACAAGTAGTTGCAGAAGCTTGTTCTATAACTGCTATATTTTGTATTGGTATGAGGACTTTACCACCAGCAATTGATGCTGCAGCATTGTCTACTCTTAAAAATTTTGTCATTGCCATAATAAAAATAAAATTAAGGGGTTAATAAAGTACAAATATAACTAAATTAATCTCCCTTATTTAAGCTCTTCTTTAGCAATTTAAAAGTTTCTAAACCATCATCGCTTTGAAAAAATGATGCTACAATATAATACGGATCTTCTCCATATGGTACACTTAGCATTCTTTTCTTATTTTTTGGTAAGTTAAAATGCACATCTTTATTTGCGTTTTTAAACTGCAATAAGTCATTAGAAAACATTTGTATTACTGTGTCTTGAAGTTCTAACATCGGATCATTAAGTATACTTAAAAACTCTATAGGTTGGTTTTTTGCATACATCAACACATCTCTTCTTAACTCAGCTGTTGACATTTTATCTACTGAACCTCCCATAAATACTCTACACACTGTAACTAATTTATCTACAGTTAAGTCTTTTGCAGCTATTTGTGCATCCAAAGCATCTTCAACTTGCTTTAATTCTGCAGCTGCATCTCTTTCTTCATTAATTTCTTCAAATACCATACCATTTTGTGGATGATAATGTAGAAACTGTTGTAATACTTGATTGTTTTTTGGAACACTTAAAAACCCATCTTCAAATACTATAGGTTCTAATATTGCATTTCCATCTTGCTCATCTTCAAAAGGAGACTTTTGATTACGTGCATAACGCAATGGCCTATTAATACCAGCCTCTTCATCAAAATGTAATAATGGATATCTGCTTGAATGTCTTGATGCTAACATATATGATAGCGGTGCAACATTTCTTTTTAGTCTGTAAGATTTATCGGAAAATCTTGAATTTGTTTTTTTCATAATAATATTTAATTTAATTTAATTTAAAATAAAGGGGGGACGAATCCCCCCTTAGTTAATTTACTTCCGCTTAAGCGTTGAATAGGAAGAAGTTGTTCGCACCTAAAGTACAAACAGCTCTTTCAGTCAAGAAGTTCACCTGCATCTTATCGATGTCAGTTGTACGTGCTCCTCCTGCAGAACCTGTAATCCAAGTCTTGTAACGTCTGTCTTCAGTTTCTGAAGCTCTGTATCTAACATGTAAGAATGGTCTTTTTGCGTTCTTACCTAAGATTTGGTCATATACAGTAGTAGAACCAGCTGGAACCATAAGTCCATTGATACCACCACCTACTAAACCTCCTCTCATTGTAGGATCATTTAGGTATTTCCAATCAGACTTGTAGAAGTCGTAACCTCTTCTAAATCCTGTAAATCCTAAATTTAAAGCCATATCCTTATCATTATCAAATAATCCATATGAAGTTCCACCCATTCCGTAAGAATTTTGTGCAGCTAACATATCATCAATATCAAATGAGAAGTTTCTGTTTACAAATAATACATTTTCTTCAATAGCACCTTGCTTATCAAGTCTTTGAATAATTGAATCAAAACCTGCAAGAGTTGTTGGGTTTCCTCCACCCCAAACATTTCCTCTTTCATTTACAACGTAGAATACTCCTTCAGAACCTGCATGTGGGAATGCACCCCCTGTAGCTGAACTTAAAGCAGCTTCAGCTCCTGATCCTGTTCCCGCAGGTACAGCCTCAATCATAGCAGTTTCCATGTAGTCTTCGAAACGTAGTCTTGTTTCATGCTCAGACTTCATATACCATAAGTAACCATTTGCTCCATTTTCAGTAGTGATTTCAATCCATCCAATTTGTGCCATATCAGAACCTGATACTTCATAAGTATCTTTCATAATAATTGGCTTGTTAGAAAAGATTACATCATCTGCTTCTAATGAACCTTGCATACCAGGTGTTCCTTTAGCAAATTCAGAACCGTATACAAAAACAGATAAAATAGCTGCGTTACCGAAAGTTTGACCTCCAGCTTCGTAGTAAGCTACATCAAAAGTATTTGCACCTGGTGTTGGAGCAGTTGTAATTACACCTTTATTAGATAGTGTTGAACCTGGTGTGTTATCAGAAATCATAACAGTTTGTCCAACTCTTAATCCAATAGAAGTTTGGTTAGCAACTAATCCTGGTATATTAGTGTCATTGATAGTAATTTGTGCAGTGTTTTGTCCTGCAGCTTGGTTAGATATACAGTTAACGTACTTAGTATGTAATCTACCTTGTTCTGCCCACTTAATCATATCTGAGTTAGTTGGCATCTCAGCACCTACCATTCTTAAGAATGAAGCTACTGTTCTATTTCCATAACGCTCAAATTCCTTTTCATAAGTATCAGGAAGATACTGATTTAAGAAATCAAAGTCAGTTATGTAGTTTGTTGATAACACTTGCTTTTGTGCTGATGGCTGTAAAGCAAATGTTGGGTTTAATTGTACTGACATATTTATTTATGTTTAAAATTTATACTCTGTTTATACTTCTTATTTTGAGTCCTCTTCCACTGCCTGTATCACCAACAGCTCTAATTTTTAAACCGTCTTTCGATACACTTTGAGAAGCTTGTCTGACATCCATATTAATGTTTTTTGATTTTTTAGAAACATTATCTACAGCGTCAGCCATGCCTTGCTCATAAAAAAACTTAGCGTATTTTTCAGGATTCATAGCAATTGATAATGCTCTATGATATCCTTGTGCATCTTGAATTAAACCTTTATCGTCCATATATTTGCCAACAAAATTATTGACATCTTTTTGAACGTTTTTAATTTCAGTTGCATCGCCAGGTTTATAAGTAAAACTTTTTTCTCCTACATTAAATTCAAAACCTTTGAATTCATTGTTAAAAACTTCATTAGTTTTTTCAAGAAACCAATCATACCTTTTTTTCTGAGCTTCCTGCACAGTTTTCGATTCATCAATGTAACTTTTATAAGCATCTAATTTTTCTCTGTCATTGTCAGATAACCCACTCCCACTTGACTCAAGAGGAATTTTATATTTATCTTTCTGATCATTGAAATACTTTTTAGCTTTCGCAAGTTCTCTTTTTTTAGCTAATTTTAATTTCTTTATATGTTTAGGTTCATCAAGCTCCGAATCAAAACTAAATTTATCTTCAATTAAGTCTTGGATATCAATAGCATCTAAACCTTCTTCTATAACACCATAATAATCAGCTAAAAGTTGATCATCGTCCATGATATCGTAGTCTTTCTGTAATTTATAAAAGTCTTCAATACCACGCCCTGTTTCTTTTTTATATTTTAAATAGGTAGATACATCTTCTGGTAATTCTTCATTTTGCTCACGTTGAGCAAATAAATCATCAACTGATTCAATATCTTTATTATATCTATTTTTAATATAATCAAGAACTGTTTCGTCATTTAACTCTGACGAGGGAGTTTCTTCTTTTTCCTGAACTTCTTCTTTTGCTTCTATCTCAGGAGTTTTTTCTTCTGTTTGTTCTACTTCAGGAGTTGTTTCCTCAAGTGTTTCTTCATGTTTTTTAAGAAGTGTCTCTTCTATTTCTGCTTGTGATTTGTTGTCTTCAACTAATTCAACAGCCTTTACTTTTATATTATCCATTTTATTTAATTTAATTTATACAAAGTTAATAATTATTTATATGCAAGATTAAGCTATCTTGGATCAAACTCAGCTAAGTCAAAACCATCCATACTGTCTTCATTAGACTCAAAACTCATAGGTGGTAAATTGTTTTTTCTTTGTGCTATTAACTGAGATTGTTGAGAAGATTGTTGACTAATTCTTGCGTTTTTTGCCTTCTCTCTATTTTGCTCACGCATATCAATTTGTGATTGCTCAATTCCTTTTAACTGCATATTCATTTGAAATTCTGTTTGCATTAATGATTCTTTTAATGCAGCTTCATTTTTCATTTTTTCTATTTCAAATCCTATTTCTGCTTGTTTGATTTGCATTTTAGATTGAGTCTCCATTTGAACTTTTTGCATTGCTATTTGTGCTGCAGCTTGTTGAGACTGCATATTTATTTGAGCTTGCATTTGTTGTTCTTGCTGTTTTTTCTGTGCGTCCTGCATTTGTTTTTGCTTACGCTTTACTTTTAAAAGTTGATTAGCCATCTTGATATTTTTTAACTCTCTAATATCTATAGCATCTTCTAAATTAATATCTTGCTTTGATAAAGCCATTTGAATATTAGCTTCTAATAAAGCTTTTTGTTCTTCGTCAGGTGACATTTCGATAAAAATACCAAAATCATAGATATATAAATTTCTTATATCATCTAATAACCCAATATTATATTTTCCTATTTGCATAGCAAACTCGTCTGCAAAATCTGAATATTCTAACACATCTGCTGTTCTAATAGATAATGCTTCAGCTAAAGTTTGTGTTAGATATAAACTACCTTCTAATATATGTCTGGTCGCTGTGTTTGAATTTA